ATGGTAAAACAAATACTATTGTTGGAACAGATGTTTTTGATAATGCTCTTACAGAAGTAATAACATCTACTGGTTCTGCTGAAGCTGTTGATGGCACTAAATACTTTAAAACGGTTACTTCAGTAACAAGTTCTGCACAATTTGCAGGGAATATAGAAGTTGGTTCTATCGCTTCTGCGGCACAAGCCGTTGGTGGTGGCAATAGAGTTCGTCTAAAAGGATTCTCAATTGTATCTGGTGGCACTGCTGGAATTGTTGAATTTATTGATGGAACTCCAGAATCAGGAACTGTTTTGTTTAAAGCAAGAACAATAGGTACTGATAATACAACGCTTGATAGAACTATACCTCAAAATGGTATTTTATTTGAGAGTGGTTTAAGTATTAGATACACTGTTGGCACAGTAGATATGATGACATTCTTCTTCGCATAGAGGTATAAATGGCTGAGAAGAAAAAAAGAAAAGGAACTATGAAAGGTCACACCATAGGTGGTGGGCAAAAAAGACCTACTAAGTCTGGTGCTGGAATGACTGCAAAGGGTGTCGCTAAATATCGTAGAGACAATCCTGGTTCTAAACTAAAGACAGCCGTAACTGGAAAAGTTAAAGCTGGTAGTAAGTCAGCGAAACGTAGGAAGTCATATTGTGCTAGATCAGCAGGGCAAATGAAGAAGTTTCCTAAAGCGGCTAAAGACCCTAATAGTCGTTTAAGGCAAGCTAGAAAAAGGTGGAAATGCTAATGACTGCTAAAGAAGTTTTAAAATTATTAGAAAAACATGAAGAATCTTGTGACAAAAGATATTCTGATATTCAAGATCACCTAAAAAGACTAGACAACAGACTTTGGATGATAGTTACTTTAATTGTAGTAGCGTCTGGATTGGAGCAGTTAATATAATGGCTATGGGTCGATCACAAATGAGTAGACAAATATCTAAGCCTCCTTCAAAGAAAAAAAAGATAAAGATAAAGGTTAAAAAAAATGCCAAAAGACGCTTGTTACAAAAAAGTTAAAGCCAGATATAGAGTTTTTCCAAGTGCATATGCAAGTGGCGCTATCGCAAAATGCAGAAAAGTTGGAGCTGCTAATTATGGAAATGCTAAGAAAAAAGCTGAAGGTGGTGTTGTTGAGATGAAAAAAGGAGGATCTGTTCCAAAGAACAAAAGGAAAAGATCATCTAAAAATCCTAATATTGCTCGTGGATGTGGAGCTGTTATGGAAAACAGACGTAAAGTAACAAAGTATAGATAATGGCAGTTCGTAAAACGCAAAAAGGTCTAGCTTTAAAAAGATGGTTTAAGGAAGGCTGGAAAGATGTTAAAACTGGTAAAGCATGTGGTCGTCAAAAAGGTGAGAAGAGAGGTACTCCTTATTGTAGACCTAGCAAGAGAGTTTCTTCAAAAACTCCAAAAACTAGTTCAGAGATGACATCAGCAGAAAAAAGAAGTAGAATAAGTCAGAAGAATAAAATAGGGCAACCCGCAGGTAAACCAAGAAGAGTTAAAGCTCTTAGGAGAAAAAAGAAATGACAACTTCTAACTCTACAAATTTTGAACTTGACGTAGCTGATTATATTGAAGAAGCGTTTGAAAGATGTGGATTAGAACTTCGCACTGGATACGACCTTCAAACGGCTAAAAGATCACTCAACATTATGTTAGCCGAATGGGCTAACAGAGGTTTGAACCAATGGACAATAGAACAAAGAACACAAGCCTTAACTGCTGACGATTCAGATTATTCTTTAGGCACAGATGTAATTGATATACTCTCTGCTGTTGTTCATAGAGGCACTACAGATTTTAGTATGTCAAGAATAAGTAGAGATGCTTATTTGTCTACTCCAAGTAAAACCACTACTGGAAGACCAACGCAGTTTTTTCTTGATAGACAAATCACACCAAATTTAAAGATCTGGCCTACACCAGAAAATAGCACAGATACAATTGTATATGATGCTTTAACAAGAATACAGGATGCAGATTCTGCCATAAACACAATGGAAATACCATTTAGATTTTACCCTTGTTTAACTGCTGGTCTTGCTTATTACATATCCATGAAGAAAGCTCCTGATAGAATACAATTCTTAAAAACTGTTTATGAAGAAGAATTTGAAAGAGCTATGGGAGAAGATAGAGATAGATCATCATTCACTGTAACACCTCAATTAAGTTTTTATAAGGTAGGATAATGGGAGCTTTTGCATCTGGTAAATACGCTTTTGGACTATCAGATAGATCTGGATTTAGATACAGATTAAGAGATATGCGTAAGGAATGGACAGGATTATTGGTAGGAAAAGATGAGTATGAGGAAAAGCATCCTCAATTAACTCCTCCAAAAGTTTCAACTGATCCAGAAGCTATAAGAAACGCTAGACCAGATAATGATGATGATTTATCTGCTTTTGTAGTTTATACTAATACTGGATTAGGTCTAATAGGCAGTAAAATAGAAACTTTTGAAGCTACTGCAAGTGTTGGTAGCGTAACAGTGAGTATTACATAATGGGATGGACATTTACCACATTAACTCAATCTATTAAAGATTGGACTGATAATTCTGAAACTACCTTTGTTGCAGAAATACCTTTTTTTATTACTAATGCAGAAGAGAGAATATTTAAATCAATAGATTTAGAATATTTTCGTAAAAATGTTTCTGGTGAATTAACTAGTGGTAATAAATTTTTATCTATGCCTACTGATTATTTATCTTCTTTTTCTTTAGCTTTTATAGACTCAAGTGGCAATACTAATTTTCTTTTACAAAAAGACGTAAGTTTTTTACAACAATATACTCCTGGTGGATCTTCAACAACTGGAAATCCAAAATATTATGCTCCTTTTGACTATCAAAACTTTATAGTAGCACCAACACCTGATGCTTCATATGTGGCTGAATTGCATTACTTTTATAGACCAACCTCAATCACAACAGTTGATACTGGCACAACTTGGATAGGAGACAATGCAACTGATGCACTTCTTTACGCATGTTTAGTAGAGGCTTACACATTTATGAAGGGTGAAGCTGATATTATAAAAATGTATTCTGATAGATACATGGAATCTATTTCTAGGTTGAAAAACTATGCAGAAGGCATGGAAGATAAAGATGCTTTTAGGTCAGGGAAATTAATAAGACCAAGAACATGAAAACTTTAAAAAATAAAACTATAGCCATTGTTGCACTAGGAAATACTTTTTCAGAATATATTCTTGCTAAAACAAGAAGTGATGTTTTTGATGAAGTTTGGGCTATAAATGCAATGTCTGCTGTTATTTTCCATGATCGTGTGTTTATGCTTGATCCAGCATCTCGATTTTTAGATGGAGAAATGGCTGGAAAACAAACAAATGTAATGAAAAATAGATTGTTACAAAAGTTAAATATTCCCATTTATTCTTGTTGTTTAGATAAAAGATGTCCAGATGTAGTGGAATATCCTTTGCAAGAAGTATTAGAAAAAACAAAATACGCATACTTAAATAACACTGTTCCTTATGCAATCGCTTTTGCTATTTCTCAAGAGGTGAGTAAAATTTGTCTGTATGGTGTAGATTTTAGTTATAAAGAAGTTCCTCATATGGCAGAGGCTGGTAGAGCTTGTACTGAGTTTTGGTTAGCTATTGCATCCACAAAAGGTATAAAAATTGAAATAGCACATAATTCTACTCTTTTAGATACTAATGTGCCAGATGAAGAAAAACTGTATGGCTATCATAGATTAGAAGACCCTATAGTTTCAACAGTACATGAAGGAAGTATGTTAATAACTAGAAAATCAAAACTAGAACCACCAGAGCCTTTGGATGCAATTCCAAGAATATACGGTAGAGAGGAAGACGTAAGATAATGATTAGTTTTAGTACAAAAGTAGAAGTAGCTCCTGTCAATGTTATGACTTCAAATGATGGAGGACTTTCAGACGAACAAATTGCTCAAATGGCTGTGGATAAAATAGTTTCTGTATCTGATAACGCTCCTGATGTTATTAGAGATCAAGCCAATGTTTTTAAAGAAAATGTTAAAAAAATCTTGTTTCATTATTTACTCTTGGCAAGAAGAGAAGAAAGAGCTACAATAGTTTATACTGTAAGAAATTCAGGCAATAAAGAATTGGCAGAATATATAAGGAGATTATAATGGCAATAGCACAAGCACTTTGCACAGCATTTAAACAAGAACTAATGTTAGGCACACACAATTTTGCTACAAATGGAAATGCTTTTAAGTTAGCTCTTTACGCAGAAGGTGGCGGTGGTAAATCTTCTACTACTGCGACATTAGGAGCAGCTACAACAGCTTACACAACAACGGGAGAAGTCGCAAATAGTGGTACTTATGCAGCAGGAGGTGGAGCTTTAACAAAAGTTGCTCCTACAACGTCTGGAACAACTGCCTTAACTGATTTTGCTGATATAAGTTTTACAACAGCGACTATTACAGCTATGGGTGCGTTAATTTATAACGATACTAATAGTGATAAAGCTGTTTGTGTATTGGATTTTACAAGTAATAAAACATCAACATCTGGAACATTTACAATACAATTTCCAACTGCTGATGCAAGTAATGCTATTATAAGAATTGCATAACCGAACAATTGTAAGGTAAAATATGGCTAATACTACATTAACTGGTTGGGGTAGAGGTACTTGGGGTGAGGCAGCTTGGAATAATGCTACTCCTGTTGCTGTTACTCAAAGTGCTGCAACTAGTGCATTAGGTTCAGTTGTTGTTGTTCCATCTATAGAAGTACCTGTAACTCAAAGCACTGCAACGGGTGCTGTCGGAACATTAGTAGTCGTTCCTTCAATAGAGGTTAATGTTACTCAAAGTGCAGCTACAAGTGCTGTCGGTTCAGTAACTATTGTAGGAACTTCTGTTCTTAGTTTAACTGGCACAAGTGCAACTTTATCGGTTGGAAGCTCTGTTGTAGATGCTCAAATGTTATTTATTGCAACAGGTTTTTCTATGACAGGTTCTACGGGAGAAGAAAATGTTTGGGGATTAATAGTTCCAGATCAAACAGCTAATTTTTCAAACATAACAGTTTCACAAACACCTAATTGGACAAAAATAGCAGCATAAGGATAACAACATGGCAAGTACATATGTAAATGATTTAAGATTAGAAGAAATAGCAGATGGTGAACAATCTGGAACATGGGGAGCTACGACCAATACAAACCTAGAACTGATTGGTGAAGCACTTGGATTTGGCACACAAGCTATAACAACAAATGCAGATACATTTACAAGCACAATAGCAGATGGTGCAACAGATCCAGTAAGAGCTATGTTTGTTAAATACACAGGAACTTTAGATAGTGCTTGTACGATCACAATAGCACCTAACACTTTAAGTAGAATGCACTTTATTGAAAATGCTACAAGTGGTTCACAAAACATTTTAATAAGTCAAGGGTCTGGAGCTAATGTAACTATTCCACCTGGAGATACAAAAGCAGTTTATCTTGATGGAGCTGGTAGTGGTGCAGCAGTAATAGATGCTTTTGCTTCTTTAAGTGTTGTTGACTTGAAAGTCCAAGATGATCTAACAGTTACAGATGATCTTATAGTCAATGGTGACATAGACCTAGAAGGGTCAATAGATGTAAATGGAACTACAAATCTTGATGTTGTAGATGTTGATGGTGCAGTTAACTTTGCAGCAGATGTGACCTTTGCAGATGGTGCAGATATAATCACAGCTTCAGCAGGAACATCTAACTTCAGAGCAGGTGTCAACGCAGGTAACTCTATACAGAGTGGTGGTAATTACAATACTGTCGTTGGAGATGAAGCAGGAACAGCAATTACTACTGGTGATTTAAATACTGCTTTTGGTTTTCAAGCCTTAAAAACAAACACAACAGGTCAACAGAATATTGCTATTGGTAGCGACGCATTAAGAGATAACACAGATGGTCAATATAATGTTTCACTTGGTACAGATGCACTCCGTTTAAGTTCTACTGGTGATAGCAATACTGCTATTGGACACCAAGCTCTCACAGCTAACACAACAGCAGGTAATAACACAGCAGTTGGTTATCAGTCTTTATTAGCAAACACCACAGGATACAACAACGTAGCTATTGGTGCTAATGCTTTAGATGCAAATACCACAGCAACTAACAACGTAGCAGTTGGTTCTGATGCTTTAACCACAAACACCACAGG